CTTGTTTTTGTCTTTTAAATACTTCTTTAAAACTTTCTGGAAACTTATTCTTTCCCTTTGCTATTTGTACTATATCAGATTTACAATCTGTATCTCTTAATAATTCTAATATTTCTTTTATCATAATGTAGTTATTGTGTAATTGGTTGTTGTTGATACATTATCATTAAAGTCTGTTGCAGTTATTCCAAATGTATAAGACGTTCCACTTGTTAAACCAGTTATTGTAACACAATAAAAGTCTTGATATGGTGTTGCTGATACTCTTTGTACAAGAACACTATCTTGTGTAACAGAATAACTTTTTACACCTACTCCAGTATCAGTTGATGCTGCCCAACAGAAATAAACTTGTGTTGTACCTATTACTGTACTTGATGTATTTACAATTGGTGCAGTTGGTGGTGTTGTATCTGGTGGTATAGCTGGTGCTGGTGGTGTATAGATGTCATTTAACAATTCTAAATCAGATTTACCAGTAAGCATATTTGTCTTTATAGAATTAATCTTATACGTTGTACCACTAATATTAAATCTGTCTGCTAGTGTGTATTTAAGCAATATTCTTAAAGGTAGATATGCAGTTACTTTTGTTAGTCTGTTTGTAGGATCAAACACATCAGAAATGTAATCACTATGGTATGCTTGAAATAAAGTGTTTGTAAATGTATTATCTAAAGTGTATTCGTTTATCTCATTGTTAAAGTTGATATTATACTTACTTGTTGATGATGACAATGCAACACTATTTGAAGGTATATTGTATTGTGTAACTTCTGAATGACTGCTTGTTGTATCTAAAAAAGAAATACTTGTTGTATTTTGTAATATAGGATAAAACAATAAAGGTTTACCATAATAAGGAGATTGATTGTCATCTACATACCAACCATATTGAACAGTTGTTAATGCATCAGTATCTAAATCAATTAATCTTTCATAAAGCATATGAGAGAAAGGTGTTTTAACCTTGTATATTTTACCATCTAAATTCTCTCCACTTGTGTACTCTATTTTACCCCAAGTGTTGTTAAATAGTTGTGAATGTTTAGAAGCTAAAAATGTTTTTGTATCTCCGTGTTCAAATGTTATTTCTTTAAATGGTAAAGCAACATTAACAGAGCTTTTATTTCTATCAACAAACTCTGTTATATCGTAAGAAACACCATCACTATAAAAGTCATCTAAGGTTTTTACAATTACCTCATCTGTATCATTATCAATATAAGATGTTAGATTAAACATTTTAAAAATACCAGTTAAAAAATCAATACACTTTATCTCTGGTATCTGTTGTGTAATAATGAAATCAAATGCATTTGTATGAGAAAAAGATGCAGATGTATAAGTATTAAATGCTTCTAAACCAGCCAAAAGTCTATATCCAATATCCCAAGTAACTTCTGAGAATGTAACGTTTTGAGCTGATTGTATAATAACATTATAATTACCTTGTGATGTGCCTATATTGTCTTTTGTTATATCTAAATCTCCAGTTACACTACCACTATTGTAAATTTCATTTCCGTTTAATTGTACAGAAACACTATAAGAAAAACCACTTGTTGTTCTTAGTTTTAAATCTAATTTAGTATATCTACTTGGAGTACCACCAATATATAAAGTAGATGTGTTTGACATTAACGAAACAGTTTGACCTACATTTGTAGCAGTCCAAGTATTAACCAAAGATTCAACTTCTGTTGCAGTTGGAGATTCTACATAACCTTTTTTTCTATGCAACCACATAAACAAATTATAGTAAGGTGTATTTGAACTATTAAAGAAATCGTTGCTAAAAGAAATACCATAGTTTGTTTCTATTGCTTGTATAATAGTATCTACTCTTATTGCATATTTTAAATCATCCCAAGCTACTCCGTGTAAATGACTACCACCACCAGTTTCATAGTAAACGTTACCATCTAAGTTAGCAGAAGAATCTGAATCGTAATGCAATCTTGTTGTATGTGTTATTAATGGTGCTATAATGTCACTTGTTGCTGGATTTGCTTTTAGCTTTGCTTTTACATTTGCAGCATTGTAAACTAAAGTGTTTGAGTTTAAATCACTTAAAGCACCTAGTTTATCCTCTCCAAGTAAGTCTTTTAAAGTTACTGTGTTACCAGTAAATCTAACCTTGTATGTATATGGTACATTGTTTCTTAAATCAACACCTTCTAGTTTTATTTTACCTTTTCTAAATTTTAAGTAATTTAATTCTAAGGTTGCATTTACTCTACCTCTACCATCAAAACCATTTGTAATACTATTGTTATAATAGTGTTTGAATATTTTATTATTCTCTTTTGTTGCTGGTAGTGTGAATGTCTTTGAGTAGTCTGTAAACACTTTCTGAACGTCTTTTACGTTCTGGATCGTTTGTGTTAGTACAACACTTTCATCATCAAATAAATCTACTCTCTGACCTTCTATGTATAGTTGTATTTTTTGCATTTACCTTATGTCATTTAAAACATTATAAGAATTATCAAACTCTATTGTGTATTCTACTAATCTATCGTTTACACTTGTCTTGTATGTAATGTTGCTTGTCTTTATATTGATTGGATATACTTGGTTGTTTTCGTTTGTAATCCATACCCTTTCTGATAACATTAATTGCTTAAACACCTCGTTAAAAGATTCGTTTACAAAACCACTACTTAAAGAAACTGATTCATTTGCTTCTATATTGAAATCTCTTTTTGTATGATTGTATGTGTTGTAAGTGTTGTTTGATTCTAGTATATTTGCTTTATAGCTTTCTCTTTTTGTAGTCATTCTATCAACTGACTTTTTAAAGAAATACAAATCCTGCAACACTCCAAACTTATTTATAAATGTTGTCTTATAAGGTGTAAATTTACACTCACTTAATTGTTTTATAATTATAGTTGATGTTTCTGAACCAGAATCTCCAGTATATTGAATAGTTGCTTTTGCTGCTTGGTCATCAGTATAAGATGCATAAACTACTTTGTCTTGTGATTGGTCTGATAAAGAAAATGTTTCTGTATTTAAAAGACCATTATCTGAATCATAAAATCTAACTGTTACAGTTCTATCTGTTTGTATTGGTATTCTTATCTCATCTCCAGATTCTATAAACATATAATTATTACTCATTAGTAAACCCTCGTACTCAAAAGAATAGTTTGCACCTTCTTCAAAATAAGCATAACTCTCAAATGCTAAATCTGTACTTATTGTTTGTGATAATTGTACACCATTACCATCAAATGCAGTAAGTGTTGTTCGTACCCATTTACAAAAGTTTTCAGCAGAACCATCATAATCTCCATCTTCAAAATTTACATCTAAATAGTCTCTTATAAGTTCTGATATCTCAAAAGATATTTTAGTTGTGTTTAGTATTATCTTTTTACTTAAACTATATTGAGGTGTCCCACTATAACCAGTTGTTTCATTTCCAGTATAAATTTCTATATCTAAAGTTGCAGTTGCTAAGTCAGTATCTGATACAGATAAAAAGTATGGACTCCTTGTATTAATTATTCCCATTTGTTGTAAATTTTAGTAGTTCTTCAACATCTAATTGATATGCTTTTATTATGTCTTTATCTAAGTTTTTAAATGCTTTCTCAAATGGCTTTGTAAAAAACAAACTTGGTTTAATACCATTGTTGTAAATACTTCTTGCTATCATAAATTGTAAAGACTTTCTTGATATGAATTTACCATCTTTACCTCTTATACCTTTTAAACCTTTTCTTACAATCCATTTATCCATTTTACTTGGAGGTGGCATTTTATCTTTATAAGCATAAGGTGTATTGTATTTCTTCTTTATACCACTTACACCCTTATCTTGAAATATACCATAATCTTCCATTAAGAAGCTCATAGAGAAACTATTTGGACCTACGTTTAAGTCATAGTCTAAACTATTATAAAGTGCCTTAGAACTATTCTTTTTACCCTTTGTTAGATTCGTTCTTGATTGTTGAATAACATACTTAGCAAATCTATTCAGCTCTTGTTGTACGTTCTTTAACATATATTAATATCATTGTTTACAAGCACGTCAAATGTCATTGCCCAACCAGCCATTTCATTTTCAAACCTATCATAAAAAGGTTCTAAGCTAGGATTGCCATCTAACTGGTATAAGTCTTGGTGTAATGTACCACCTCTTAATACTTGTGATAGTTTGTTAAGTACTGCTAATTGTGTGTTAAGTATATCTTGTTCATTATCGTTACCTCTAAAAATATCAACTACTGCTTCTTTCGAAACATCAACAATATCCATAGACAAAATAGATAGGTTAAAACGTAATACATTATCTTCGTTATTTACATTATTTACTATGATGTGTGATAAAGGAAATATAGTTTGTTTGCTTAAATCAATCTTTGTAATGTCTCCAGTAGTAACTGTATTTACATTTACATCTGATAGCAATTGATTCTTTATTGTTTCCGTTACTTGATAAAATCCTTTCATCTAAAATTTACTTTTTATTTGTTGTGCTTCAATCTCTGCCTTTTCTTTTGTGAATGATAGAAAGGTAAAACATTGATGTATATTTAATTTAGTGATATCTTCAAGTTTTCTAACATCTCCTCCAGCGAGACTAAAAATTGATGAGTACCATCCCCACTTTGCTCCGAAATTAGCTGCTCTTGAATAATCTCCATCTGTTCTTGATTGCTGGAATAAAGAATCGTATGCTTCGATAACTCTATCCCTAAATTGTAGAAAAAAAAAAGACTACCTATTGCTGCACCCAATGGCATAGCTTTCATCTTCTCTGAATCATCAGCAGTGTATTCTTCTATGTTATATTTACCAGCTTTACTTGTTACAATTGGTCTGTATAATACATTCATTGCAATATGCATTTTCTGCCAATCAGATGCATTACCATCCAAGTCTACATACTCTCCTAAAGACATTTCATCTAAGTCTGGGATAAAACCATACTGAGTACCATTTAGTGTAAACTTATCTATGTGTGTTGGTGTTTCGTTTAACATCTCTGTTAAGATATCTACTATTGCTTCAACACTTGACATCTTTAATTTATAACTATCAGATAAAGGAATACCACAAAAGATTTCTATCATCTTTGCATTTAAGAAGCTACCTTCTTGATTCTCTTGTGCTACTTTTAAGAACTTCTGATATTGTCCTAAAGTAATCTCATTTAATGACGTTGGTACATTTATCTCTATATTCATAATTATATAATACTTTTTTGTTAATGTTTTATAAAAAAACCCTTACAATTTTCATAGGCTTTTGTAAGCAGTAAATAATGATTAGGTTTTGTTGGCTTTGCAATCCTTACTTGCTTTCCAGTTCTGTGATGTATAAAGCACTCTACAATTGCAATCATCTGTAAATTATTCATCTATCTTATAAAGTATTTACCAGCATTTGGATTCTTTAACTGAGATGATATTGCATAACGTGCTGCATCTATACAATGATTAAAAGCATCAATTGGTTTGTTAATAGTATTACCCTCTCTGTCTTTCATCCAAGTATAGCTTTGTAATTCTTTAATAAGATTTTTACTTCTGCTTGTTACAAATATTTTGTTTTGGTTTATTAAGTTGATACCATATACAATTGAATCTTTACCCTTTGTACAAGGTAGTATCTTATGTCTGTAACTCTTTAACTCTGCTATTGATTTTGGCTCTGCACTATCTGCATATATTAACTCTTGTATATTGTTTTGCTTTAATAGATTTGAGATGTCTATGTTTAGTAATTTCTTTTGGTATATTACCTCGTCAAAAATATAAGCATCATTGTATTTGTATAAAGCTATTAATGTAGTTGGGTCTGCACTATAACCAAAGTCCATTCCGTAACATAATAACCTTGCTTCTGCTGGTAGTGTTATCTCTTTCCAATCTGGAATACATACACCTTCTAAACTTCCTATTTGACCAAGTCCATATACTTTCCACCAGTTGCTCCAATACTCTGAATCCTTTGCTTTATCTTTTGCACTCTCTATATCTTTTACAATCGTTTCTGGTAGAGCTTCATTGTCTTTGTATGTTAATGTGATAAAGTCTGCATCATCGTTGCCTACAACCTCTTTATGTGCCCAAAAGTTTGCAGTTGGATTAAAGTCAATCCATATATCTCCAGATGTTCTTATACTTAATTGTGTGTATGCTTCAAAAGGTACATTGTTTGCTTCATTCACATACAATACATTTCTTCTTGCACATCTTAATTTATCTGGTTGCTCAACACTAAAGAACTCTATGTAACTACCATTTGTAAAAGTGTACTTTAAAGATGACCTATTCCATTGATTATCTCTAAACCTATTGGTTGCTACCATAATCTTTAGAAAGTCCTTCATTGCTCCTCTACGCAAGTGTGGGATAGATTCTGATACTACACTTGTTTCAAGCATAGGTGTTCTTATACATCTATCAATAAGTATAGGCAGTATACCAAATGTTTTACCAGCTGATGTACCACCTTGAATTACTTTCTTTCTTTTCTGTAACTTATAAAGTTTCTTTATTGCAGTTGTAACTTGAAACACTAATCTAAATCAAATAAAGGTTG